GCGAAGAGACATAACCCAGATATCACGGCACTCATCTTTATCCAGCGTGAGACCCATGAGGTTGTAGAGGAAGCAATGGAAGCCGGTGCTGATGGTGTTATGCTTGTCTCATCCATTGGTACTGGACATGGTGACTTCATCAATGCCCTGAGAACAACTTCTAAAGGTGGTATTTACTTCCCCCAGCCAGTAATTAATGCTTGTTTTGCTAACAAGAAACCAGCACCAACTCTTGCCTATCCCCTTACCAACAGAGAGCTTGAGGTTATTCAGTGTCTGGTTCAAGGTATGAAGAATGCCGAGATTGCTTCAGAACTCAGTATCTCAACAGAAACAGTAAAGAGCCACGTAAGCTCCACCATCTCCAAGCTACAGGTGAGAGATAGGGTGCAAGCCGTTGCATTTGCTCTGAATCACGGTCTCATCACCGTATGACGGTCAGTAGAGTGTCCACCTAACAGACACAACCACCCTCCACACGCTATACTATATTCATACCAAACAACCACACCAATGACACCAGAACAACGCTACCAGGCTCTTTACCAAGAGATGTATCAGTTGTGTGAGGAACAGGGATGGGGCGATCCATTCTCGTATGCTAGAAGCAGAGAGATTCATATGGCTGGTGTCCTGGGTCACCGCATTGCAGATGACTATTCAGGTGCTGATGCGTTTGATGAGGATGGCGGATGCGAATATAAGTCTACTATTGCGGATAAAGTGAATGCAACGTATAATGGTATCAGTGTGCAAGATACGTGGGAAGAGCAAGAGCGTTTCATTAGAGAGGATAAGATTGGTAAGTACCCCAATCACTACTATGCTCGCTATGACGGTGGTAAAATTGCAGAGATCTGGAAGCTTGACTGTAAAACTGTATTGAGCATTCTTATGCCCAAGATTGAGAGACAGTATCCAAAGAAGAAGAACGGCAACCACAAAGACCCACGTATTGGTGTTACAGTATCAACCAAGGAGATCACAACAAATGGACAACGCATCCTTTGATAGTAAGAAGTTAATGTATTCTGGTGGTAGTAACGATGAGTGCTACACACCAAAATACGGTGTTACTCCCATCCTCAAGTATATCCCCGAGGGTGCTACTGTGTGGTGTCCATTTGACTGGGAAGGTAGTGAGTTTGTGAAGCAGATATCCAAGCAGAATACAGTAACATACTCTCATTTAGAAGCGGGTCAAGACTTCTTTACATATGAACCTGACCACTGGGATGTAATAGTATCCAACCCACCATTCACTAACAAGCGTCAGTTCTTTGAACGTGCTCTATCATTCAATAAGCCATTTGCTCTTATTATGACTAACACGTGGCTCAATGATAGTGCTCCCAAGCAACTATTTGCAGAGAAGGACTTGCAGTTGTTGATGTTTGATAAGCGTATGAAGTTCAATATGCCTGATGGTAGAGCCAATGATAAGATTACATTCAGTTCTAGTTACTATTGCTGGAACTTCTTACCAAAGCAACTCATTATGGAGCAGCTCATCGTACCAAAGCAACAAGTGGCACAGGCACCTCCCAATGGGCTCACAGATGCCTTACAATAATCACATACCAAACAACCACACCAATGGCTGACTTCTCCGACTTCGTTGCTACTCGCTCCGACACCGAGCAACAGCAAGCCACCATCCTAGGCTACTGTGAGACTCTATGTCAGCTATTGACCAAGGATGCCCCTGATAGCCACACATTCACCGTTGAGACGGCACGTAAGTACCACAAGGTCATTATGACCACCCACGGCACTAACCGTAGCATCCACGCCTTTGTGGATGTAAAGGATGGTTCGGTATATAAACCAGCTTCATTCAAGGCACCAGCCAAGGGCATCCGCTACAACCTCCTAGACCCCATCAGTCGTGAGAAGTGCCTCACTCGTGCTGGCTGGTGTAACCACTACCTCTACAACCGTATCTGATATGTATATCCTACCCATCATCATCATTGCCTGCCTCACTACTGGTGAGTGCTTCAAGTCCAACAGTACAGCACCCCAGGTACGTGAGCCAGTACCATACGGAACAGCCCTAGAAGCTCCCCGACGTGGGATGCGTGACCCCCGAGTAAGGAACTAACTAATGATTGATTATTACAGCTCAGACATAGACTCGTTTGACTTTAGAAAAGCCGAACAACTTGAACAAGACATTTTAGAGATGATTTCTAACCCCAACAAAGAGTATTATCACCACAGCTCTCCTGCTTGGAATATTGCTGCACTTCTTGTATACTTGGAGGATAGGGTGGACAAACTAGAGCGGGACCAGGAGGACAACTCATGACTGAAGCACTACAACTTGCCGAGAACCTTGCCTTTGATGCCTATATGAGGTATCACCGCAACAGAATGACCCTCTCAACCTCTGATGTGGACCAGCTTCGCACCTATGACGTGGTTGACCGTGGTGAGAACTTTGTTATACTATATAAGAACGGTATGGATGCTGGTAGGTCCACCATCTACGCCACAATCAATAAGGAGACCTGTGAGGTATGTTCGAACTATATTTAATTGCAGGGCTTGCCCTGACGCCCCTAGAAGCCTCTGAGAGCATCAATGAGTTCTGTTCCCACGTCGTTGGTATCCCCCACGCTAGCGACAACTTCACAGATGAAGAGTGGGAACGTTTTGTATATTGTAGAGAATCCATAAGAGTACCAAAATGAAAAAAGCATTAGCATTACTAGCAACAGCAACATTAGCAACAACAGTAGCACTACCAGCAAAGGCTGGATATGGCTGGGATATTACACATAATACTAGGTTTGAGTTTGTACCAGTCAAAGACAGAGAAACAAAGGTAGTAAACCATAGTATTTCAACTGGTCTTAAGTTTGTGTGGACACGATATGATGGAGAAAAGTTTATGTATCCTATCATACTAGAACATAAGGGCAATACTTGTGCTAGACCACCAACACCTCCAGGTAGTAGTCATCTAACTGTATGTGTTGATGAGAGTTACTATGTTATAAGTCCTAAATGGGAAAGGAGAGGTTACTATACCAATGTTGAATTGATGTGTGACCGCCCAATCTATGTTAATGGTAAGAGTCTTGACTTAAAAGCTGCTTGTAATTACTTCTTACGTTCCACCTTATAAACTGTCCACCTGACCCCCATAGGGCACCTAGATGCCCTATACTAATTACATCGATTTCAATCAATGTCTTTTCTCTCCACACTTAAGAAGTACCACATTCCATTTGCGTCAGGTTACTCTAGTGACATCTATATGCGCTATGGTAAGGTCATTAAGGTGCTTGAAGATGGATGCTATGAAGACACACTCAAAGAAGTAGCACTACAGCAGACTGCTGCTGATGCTGGACTAGCACCACAAATCTATAGTGTGTTTGAGGTTCCTGGTGCTGTTGTTATTATTATGGAAGCCATTGATACTGATAAGTTCAAACAGGTTGTAGAGAATACTCCTATTGGTTATGACCCCATAAGACTAGGTGGGTTGGATGATAATGCTATGATGCTTGGCTCTAAACTATACGCCAACCTAATCAAGGCAGGCATCATCCACGCTGATTTCCACGTTCAGAACTGGTTGAGGCGTGGTAATGAGGCAATTGCGCTTGACTTTGGTGTTGCTGACTATATCCAAGATGCTAGCTACCGACACCTTACAGTAGCTGTGACCACGCTCACACCCGCTCTAATGGCTCTCAAAGAGTTTGAGCTACTCTATGAGATGAGTGAGTGTAGCAGCTCCTGTGAGCTACGTGAGATGATTAGGAAGGCAGCCAATCTCATTAGTGACCACTGAACACCCACAGGGCACCTAAATGCCCTATACTATTCACATAAGCAACGGACACCACCAATGAGTAAGAACCTTCACTTGGACCACCCAGAAGACCTCATCTTGAGTGGTGATCTATCGGTGCTTGATTGGTTCTCTGCTATCTCACATATCAGTGTGAAGATGGATGGAGCTCCGGCAGTAGTCTGGGGAACCAATCCAGAGAATGGTGAGTTCTTTGTGGGCACCAAAAGCGTGTTCAATAAGCAGAAGATAAAGATAAACTACACAACAGAAGATATTATTGCTAACCACCCTCAAATTGAGGTGAGGATTATTCTTCAGACTATGCTAGACCTTATGCCTAGAGATGGTTGTATCTATCAAGGTGACTTCATAGGTTTTGGTGGCGGCAGTGTCTATACACCTAACACAATCACCTATGACTTTGGTGAAGAGGTACAGTCATCACTCATTATAGCTCCACATACAGAGTATCTACCTGCTTATCCAGGTGCTCCTATCAATGAGCACGTATCTACACCTATCATTGAGACCTTTGAGTCTAATGATGACGTTATGTTCGTTCAGCCTACTGTTGATTGTACTGAACGCTTTGCTGATTCAGTTGAGTCTATCCGCAAATCAGTTGAGAAGTCCGAGTTCTTATCTGATAAGCAAGCCAAAGAGGTTCGTATCATCCTCAACGCATTCATCCGCGAAGGCAAGTCAATCAGCCCACAACTATTAGAACAGGTTGTAGGTGACTGGACGCTCACACAATCATACTTCCAGGTTCTTGATCTAAAAGAACAGATGATGGAATCTATGGTAGTATATGATGGACCAGAAGCATACATCGGAGAGCATCAAGTTCTCTGTGAAGGCTTTGTTCGTACTAACAAGCACGGATCTATGAAGCTGGTTGATCGCTATCAGTTCGCACAGGCTAACTTCAACAACGCCAAGTTCAGGTCAAACTGAGCCACAATCCAAACTGTCCACTAATGTTCCCCAAGGCACACTGATGCCTTATAATTAATTCATAGCAAACGAGACTTACCAAATGCTTATC